TTCAGTGTTCTCAATACCTTCTTTAATTGCTATTTTTTTAGGACTACCTCCACCAGCAAGATACGCAATGCCGCCATCAGCTTTCTTTTGAACATACCTGCCAGACTTTTCATCAAAATTCATTTGGTTAAGAAAATCTGTTAAAGAACCAAGTCCTGACTCTTCAAGCTCCTCTTTAGTAACAGCAGCTTTCTTTTTACCGCCTCGTGTAAATGTAGCGGACTTCATTTTTCTAGCTTCTTTAATGCTCTTTGGTAGCAGAGATGTTATACCGCCTTCTTCTTCCGGTTCAGATTCAGATATCACTGCAGATATTTGAGCCAGTTCTTCTCGTTCAGGGTCCATTGCAGAAAGTTCAACTAAATTTTGTATCCCTCCTTCTTCTTGAGGAATTTCATCATCAGCCATGGCGGAGGGTATGATATTGAAATCTACATAATCATCAGCTAAACCGCCTAAAAGTCTATTCGTTCCTATTTGGGTTCCTCTATTTATTATTTCGTTTCCTAAAGTTCTCTCTATTCTTCTGTCAGGAAGAACTCTATTTTTCATAAAATTAGTGGGAATTTTTGCAAGTTTATCTAAAAACCCTTCTCCGTATTGAGCGCCTATTTTCTTTTGAACGTCATCTAACTTCATAATTGCTTTTGTTACTTTTGCTCCTTTGTATCCAAGTCTAGCTAAAAAAGCCGCTGCAGCTGCAGGAGGAAATCCTATTAATGCTGCGCTTGCTCCTGCTATTGCTACGTCCGTTGGGTCATTAGGGTCAACAACAAAAGTATTAAATAAGTCTCTAGCGGTGATGCCAGATCCCTCTGGGGTTTCTTCCGTAGTAAAAAAATGATCTAACTTTTTCTTTGTCTCATCAGTATCTATATTTACATTAAGCTTCCCATCATCGAAGGAAAACATATCACCGCCTTCGTTCATTCCTATGGGAACAACGCCTGCCATGATGCCGCCTGCAGCCTTTCGTTGAGGAGTCTGAAACATGGGTCTGTTATATATGGTTTGTCTCATCATTAATTATCCCTGTCTCTTCCAAGATTTAGGAATTGATCAAATATACTGAGTCCAGTTCCTATGCCACTTGCAACTCTACCGAATCCACTAGGTCCGCGAGAGCCTGCGATAGGCGCTTGAGAAGATCCATATCCGGTTTGATAGCTAGGTAAGTATGCGCCAAGGCCACCCATCAATGCCATGGCTCTTTGCATTCTCATGAATGGTTCATCTGCCATTTGTGTTGCGGCCTGATATTGGTTACCAAACGCAGTGTCTTGTATACCTCTACCTGTCTGTCCTAAACGATCAAGCAATCCAATCTGTCCTGTCAGCATGTTATATCCTTGCTGTCCAAGACCTGATATGCCTCCAGCTGCTGCGGCTTTTCTTCTTTGCATATCTTCAAAGCCCTGCATGGATCTTCCCATTGAGTCGGTATAGCCTTTATAAGCTAAATCTGAGCCATACTGAGCCTGTTTATCTAATACGTTTCTTCCTATCTCTGCTTCTTGAATCGCTCCTCTAGAGCCTCCAAATGCGCCTGATCTGGCTTGTTGAGATCTAGCTTGTCTTTTTTGTTGATCACCCAGTCTTTGTATTTCTTGCATTTGTGGTTGATAAACGCTGCTCATGTAAGGATTCATAAACGACTGAGCCATCATGGGGTTATATCCCATGCCGCTCTGCATGTAATACTGTTGAGCAAGATTCATCTGTGGTGCAAACCCACCTAGCCCACCTGCTAAGTTTCTTGATTCTATTTCAAGAGGAGATAGACCAGCAGTCTGACGAATGGGTATAGGAATTGGCTGGTTGATCATCCCCGGTTGATTGGGTCCACCAAAGTAGCCGCCCAATAACTGTCTTGCCGCATACTCTAATGCAGGATCTACATAAGTTTGACTAGCCTGTGGCCCTACAAAGGGCTCTACTTTTTGTTGAGTTTCTTCGTCTGCCATTTATTTAACCTCTCAAGCCTGAAGCTTTCTCGCCTGCATTTTGAAGCGCATACATGGCTCTGGCTCCTTCTCTTCGTTGCTCTGCTTTGCTCTTTGGTTTTCCTGAACCCATCAAAGAACCTATACCTCTAACCGCTTTTGCGTTTACGACAAACTCGCCATCACTCAACATGGCTGGTATGTCATCAGATCTTTCTGTGCCGGGACCAGCTATCTGTCCGTTCTTTCTAGGGAAGTTTGTAGATCCACCATCAGCAAAATTAAGATTTTCAAGACCACTTAAATAATATTTCTTTCTTTCCGCACCAGTTTCAAACGAGTCCCAGATCTTTTGATTTTTATTCCATTCTTCTAACGCTCTTTTAAAAGCCTCACTACCTTTTTTGCCTTGGAAAGGACCATCTGCAAAATCTGCTCTCTTTGGTCTTGGAACTACTTCTTCATATGGCTTGTCCCAGATCTCACCAGTCATGCCAGTATCTTCGCTTGGGGGAGGTGTGGTTGGTTCTGAGCCAGGTGGAGGTGGCATTTGAGCGCCTCCGGGCATACCCATGACTCTCTTATTAAGAGGATTCATTTGTCCTACCGAACCAGCAGGATAATAGTTTGCGTACATCTGACCGGGTAATCCCATGATGCCCATATTAAAATTAGGGACTTGACCTGCTGGCATGAAAAACTGTGATTGCCTAAAACTGGGGTCCATCTGCTGTAAGGGGCTAGGAGCAAACCTCTCAAACATAACTGGATCACCATATACTTCAGCCGATCTTCTTTTGGCAATGTCTCTTAGATCTACATCACCGCCCTCTTGAAGGGACATGATGCCGCCATCGGCTCTATTATCTATTACATTTCTAACTTTACCTGCCGCATCTCCAACTCTTTCTACCGCCTCTCCAACTCTGTCTTTAGTCTCTTCGTATTTATTTCTAGCCATTTCTCTTGCTTTGGCGACAGCGGCTTTAAATATCCCTCCTCTACCATCATAATTTTCTGTAACAAAATCTTTGGCATCTTCAAATTTGTCTTGAGCATCTTCAACTTTGTTTTGAATTCCTTCAACAATAGCATCTTTTGAATCTACAATTGCTCCGGGGAGTCCACGCTTTTTTATATTAGCAGCAATACTTAGTACATTTTTTACTGCATTTCTAAGAGCTTCAAGACTTGGATACTTAGCAAGTTCTGCATTAATTAAATCTTCTGCTATTCCTTCTTTTCTTAACATAGCAATAATTTTTTGACGAAGACTTTGTTTCTCCGTTTCCAAAGAAATTCTTAATTCTTCAGCATCTCTTGGATCAAAGTCTCTGTCGAAAGCTTGAGAAGTTATTTGGTCAAAGCCCATTCTATTTGGCATTAATTGACCCATCCCAAAACTACTTATGCCTCCACGAGGTCCAGTGCCGCCTCCGCCATATCCAGACTCAGATCTAAGTCTTGATGTTGTTACCACTGGTAAATATTCATCCGTCATCTAACACTTCCACCTTCTACGAGCCTGTCGTAGTCTAGAGTTTGGATTCTTTGCTGCCTTTGGAAACTTCTTCATCTGCCCTGCCGATCTAGCGCAAAAGGACTTTCTTCTTGCCGCCCTCTTGCCAGTTGGTTTACTTTCTGTTACAGCCGTCTGTAGTTTACTACCTGGATTCTTTTTGCGATAGGCTTTTACACCTGCTTCTGTCATTCCAGCCCCTGATTCTGTGGACCGGAAGTTCTTCTTATTACGTTTTGGCATATTATCAGGCTTTCTTATGCGCCTGCCACCACGCTTTACGGTTTTGGTAGCTTGTCCACCGTTTTTAAATTCTTCTGCATAAGACCTAAACATCAGCTATGTCTCGTTTTCTTTCTACGATCTGACATAATTGCACCGCATCCTCTATGGTATGCCATGCCTCCATTCATGAAAGTAGATACATTGGTGGGCTTACCGCCCACGCCTTGCTTCTTAGATCTCTTTCTTTTGACTGCGCTTTTCTTTTCGCCTTCTGTCATTTGATTTGCTTTAGATCGAGGCACACACTTTGGATACTTTCTTTTAGAACCTTTGGTAGATTTACGGCCACACTTCTGAAACTTACCTTTCTTCTTGGGTGCGCCTATGTCCACCCAGTCTCCTTTCGAGCCTTTACCAAACCATTCTTTTAAACTCATTAAGACATCCTAGTGCGAGGTCTTTTGTTTTTCATCATTTTGTCAAAACCTTTTGGCATAACAGACAAGACTCTTCGTTTATCAGCAAAGCCGCCTGATTTTGCGCCTGCTGGCTTTGGTCCCCAATCTTTTTTCTTTTTACCAGAGGGATCTTTTATTTTGCCTGCACATATCTTACTGGCATAGGCATTTGCATAAGCTGATGGATATACATCAAACTTACGTTTGGCTGCGGCCTTACCACGAGCGCATAATTTAGTCATTACCCTACCTCTACGACAATAGAACCTTTAGTTACCACTTGAACTGTGCCAACACTAGCTGTAGCCAGTAATGTACGAGAATCATATGATATATCTTTAAATGTGTCTCCATCAAATACCTGTAATCTGCCTGCAGTTTGGTTCCAAATAACGTCACCGTCCCTGAATTTAGATTTATCAATGGTAGTTTGGTTAAATTGGGGCGTTTGGTCTACGTCAACAGCGTTTAAATTAAGCTCCAACACCCTGACTGCACGGTTGTATGTATCGGCTGTGACGTTTCCATCAGAAGATAAAGGCAGTCTGGTCTGTAATATCTTAGCCATTATCTCTTACCGTTTGGTTGTAGATCTAACCTAGTCTTGCCAAGCCTGAATCCCACCCCTGCGTTTGCAGATTGGAATCGTAAAGCTGCCTGCCTGCCTCTAGCTCTCATGTCTATCTTAGTGGTGCTACCAGTAAAGGCTGTTGTCTGCTCTGTGGCTAAGTCATCGCCTGGGAAGTTTCTAACTTTAAGAACTGCATCAATTGACTGACCGCTACCCCCAGATCCATTGAAGTTAATGTCTGGGATCATGCGTCTGACAAACTGAAACTGCTCTCCATCGCCTATATCAAAGTCACCGGACTGAATAAAGACAGACTCCATGGGCGATCCATCATCGTCATTGCCCACCTCATGGCTATACAAATAGGCAGTGGATGAGTCTTTGCCTGCAGCTATAGGGTTATCAGATATACCTTCGTCTATCCATGTAGTTCTAGACAGTTGTCCAATCGCCCAACTATCTTCTTCATAGTTGTAAGTAACGTATCGATCAATGACTGCAGTAGAAGCTGAACAATAGAACCAACCCACTTCGTTGAACTGTTTGTTTACAAAGCCAAAAAACTGAAATCCTTGTGACTGGTTCATGTCATCGTACACATAGGATTGCACGGTACATCTGACGTTTTGAACCGCACCTGTATATTTATAGAAACCTTTCTTATCCATCCAAAAGATTCCAGCAGGTGTGTTCACCGGACAGTTTGGACCCATCAAGCTTACACCTTCATTGATTAGGTTAAGACCAAAGGTCAAAGGCGGTCCTATAAACTGTAAGCTATACAGAGCCACATCAGTCCATATCAATGTTTCTTGTCGAGCTCGTAAGCCACCAATGATCTCAGAACCTGCAGAACATCTAAGATCACCTGCCGTGTTATCTGATCTAGGCTCCCAGTCTGCTGGATTTTCCTGATCAGAGAATGCAATCAAAAGCGGATCAACTGCTCCTGTTCTTGCAGTAAAGGTAGAATTAATAGGATCTGCACCCAACACTAAAACGTGCCTATCAATGTCAGATACAATGACTTGTAACCCTCTGGTAGGCGTAAGGTTAGCGCCAGACAAAGCGCTTAATGCAACGGCTCTGGTATTCAAGCCATTGGTATTATCCCAGTAATAAATGCTTCCTGACCTTGGATTGGCTATAAGATCTTCACCAAAGTTATCCATTGACCAAAGCCTTAGTTGATTACCCTCAGAGATAGCAGAGATTGATCCCCATGCCCCAGAGCCCCATGAGTCAATGCCCCAGCCTGTACCTGCAACGAAAACATCTAAGCCAGTGTTGATCTGATATGTGCCTACCGTGGACCCACCACCATTACCGCTGTCGCTTGAGTTAGCAGTCACTGTACTGCCAGAAGTATCTTTGGCTGTGATGGTGTAACTGTTAGAGTTTACTACCGATAATATTTGGTATTCTTGATTCAACACATTAGCATCAATCAAACCGCCCAAACTTGCTGCACCTGAAAAGGTTACAAAGTCATTGTCAAATGCACCGTGTCCGGTTTCATTTACTGTAATGGTGGACGATCCGTTGGTTGCAGAGAAAGTGACATCGCCTGCTGCAGTAGTCAGACGTATAGGGGTCACATCGTTATAACTTGCGCCTTCTTGAATGTATAGCTTGAATCGAGTGCCAAGCCCCAATAGCTTTGACCCTGCTAGATTCACCCAGTTATGTAGCTTTCTGCCAGTCCCTTCGTAAGAGGCTAAGACAAACTTCTGCCAACCGCCTATCTTCTCAGCATACCCTTTTCTAAATCTAACTAGGTTACCGTCAAACCAACCGCCTTCAGCGGTATAACTGGTGCTTTCTTTGTTGATGCCCGGTCTAAACTGAAAAGGTTGTAATGGCATATTATGCGTCCGCTAGTTCAAGCATTCGTATTTTTAAACGATTGCTTCTTGCTGGAGTCTGTTTGCTCCACCTAGAATCCATCATCTCAAGGGCTACCTGGCCCCAAGCCTGCGCTTCTATTGCTTCGTTCATATTCTTAAACTTACTGAGCCCGGTGGTTCCCATTTGGAAGCACATGTTCACAAGCACATGTTGGGCTTCTTGAGGTAGCTCCTCCCAATTGTCATATATCCTACGACAACCATCAATAGCGATTTGTACGTCTTCTTGGAACAACTCGTAGCATCGATGTTCTGTAATGCACTCCTCTTCTGGCGCACCGTCATAAGCATCTTTCATGGGTAAGCTAGATTCTGGATCAGTGTGAAGAATCTTATGGCCGATCCCTATGGTGGGATGACCTTCAGTGCAAAGATAAGGATGAAGCACCTTTCCTTCGTCACTGGCTATTTCTTTGTATAACTGCTTAACATCTACCGTCATGCGTACTTACCAATCAAGTAACCAATTATAAATACTATTGCTATTTCCATTATTTTCTAAAACTCTGAAAGCCAAAGAAAGCTGCAATCAAACCTGATACAGATATAAAATACACGGACGCTATGTCCCCTAGTATAGAGGCTGCTTGGTCTAGTTTCAAAAAGGATGTGATCACAATACCAGAGGGGTATAAAAGCATACCAAACAAAGCAAACCAACACATGTTCTTCTGTGCATCAGCCTTCTCATTAGCAATCTCAAGTGCCTGTAACCTCTCTGTAGTGGCAAGTTCTGCATCCGTTACCACGCCATCACCGTCAGCATCGTATTTATTGTACTCCGATCCGGGCTCTAGCTCTTTATTCATTTTTCTCTACTTACTTTCTGCGTTTTTTCTACAGTTCTCATAGCGCCAAGTCCAAGCATACCCAGCAATACAGGCATCATTGTTGACATATCCAGGCTAGGAACCTCAACATTCATTTCAGCCAGCAACAAACCAAAGTTAGCCATAGGGATTAGGATATAATTTGAGAATAATGCAAGGCAGGTTGTCCATCCCACAGCAGGTCTCCATCCAGCAACGAACATACTCTTGCTTGCCGCTTCTACTTTGTTTACCTCTAACTGAGATTTTGAAAGCTCCACTGCGTGTCGTTCTGACATGGTCGCAATCTCGTGGGCGAGGGCGTTCTTTTGGTCTTTATCTTCGATAAACTTATCAAGCAACCCGGTAACAGGGCCAACGAGGGAACTAAGTATTGCGCTCATATCATCTCCTTGTTATTCATTTATGCGGTCTTTGACGCACCTGACCGCGAGGTAGGGTAGGCTGAATAAGGCCTGCGTCAAGTAAAATTTCATCACATATTCTCACTCAAATAAAGGCGTATTTTTACTTACCATCCTTGGGATGCAATAACTGGTTACATTTTGTTGCCTGTAATACGGACGATCATTCGGGCTCCACTTGCCTTGTTCTATTGCACTGGCAAATTCTTGGCATCGATACACTGATTTCCAGAGCATTCGGTTGTCAGACACAGTCTCGCCTTCTACTACCACTACTAACAGAAATGCCATCAACATTTGTATCGACCACACTTCCTAAGATTACGTTGTCGTTCTTTAGCCTGTTCAAGTCTTTGCTTGGCAGAATCTAATCTTCTCTCCTGTATGGCTTCATATATGTACCATCCTGACCAGCTTAAAAATATTAAAGAGCAAACAATAAATGCTGCAGTAAGACGCTCTTTCATCTTACGTTGTCGTTCTTTGCGTTTCTTATGTATATCTTTTAGATACTGGAGATGGTCTTTTTCTGACTGCTTTCTTATGCGCTCTGCTTCACGCCAGACATCTGACATACCAGCCATCATCAGGTGGTCTTTGATCTTAGTTTCTATACTCTTGATTTCTCTACGTTTTATAGAGAGATCCATCGCTTCTTTCGGGGTCAGAGGACGCTTGAGTTTCTTTTTCTTTTCCCAATCATCAAGCTTCTGAGCAGTAGATCCAAATTTACCTAGTAAAGAAGCGGCTTGTTGAGCATTAGCTCTGCCCTCTTTGAAGGTTGCAATGGTATTGTTGATCGCAGAAATGGCACTGGTGATTGCCGCTAGTTCAGCGAACATGAGGGTCTACCCCAAGAATTTGCTGGCTATGAGAAGTCCTACCAGAAAAGGATATAACGCATAGACACTCATCTCTATACGGTTCATGCGCTCTGTGCCACGGTCAAGGCGTTCTTCGATATTCTTGTATCTCACTGCACACTCTCTTTCATGGGCTTCAAGTTCGTCCATTAGGGATAGGCCGTGTACATGACAGTGGCAGTTGTTCCACCAACGACTGCAGAAGTAACAGTAAAACCATCGGAGGCTATTGCGGTGACTTGTCCTAAGTTATAGGCTCCATCATAGTTGTTTATCCAGTAACAATAACTAGTGTTTGTAACTACGCCATACTCAACACTGGGGCTGTTTAGTATTCTAGAATAAACTACTTTTTGATTTGATCCTGTACCTGTTGCAAAGCCGTGACTACTAGCAAAGTAATTTGCTCCTGTTGTCACTGTTGCGCCACCAAAGGCTTGAAATACAATTAAACTGGGTTGAAAACTTAAACCGCTAACGCTGTAAGTTGCTCCGTCAACTGCGCTAATTGCAATGATATCAGATGCAGGCGTGGTTCCACTGGCAGCGCCAAACGACAAAACACCTGAACCGTTGGTGAGTAAAGCTTGTCCGTTAGATCCGTCAGCTGCTGGTAGTTCTAATGTGTAGCTAGATGAAATAGTAGCAGGCGCTTCTAGAGCAACATACTCTCCACCACTGGCATCTTGTAGTCTAAGATCACCCTCTGC